CTTAAATCTTTCCTTGTTTTTCTTAACTACCTTCCTTCAGACTTTAAAGTCGAGGTATCAATCGATTTACTTGTTGCGGACAAACTTCGCGAATTATAAATAGGCACACCATGGGATTGAAACGAGCCTCAGACGCAATTTATGCCTTTCGGTTTCTTCGATTGCTGACAAAAGATTGGACCGATATGAAGGCATACGAAATGGGGCTTGTTGACGAGAACGGTAAAAAACTTCGCTCTCCTGAAACACCTGAAGAAAAGAACCAATACACGCTGTTTCACCGCCTTGTCTACAATCTCAAACGAACACTGAACCTCTTACCTGGAAGAGCCGCTCGCAAATTTGGATCATACGCGTCGGCTCTTTATCTTATCAAGGAAGAAACTGGAATTGACGAGGATATTCTTCTTGAGTACCTTGCAAAGGCAGGATTTGATACCAGCATAGAAGAGGACACGTCGTACCGTGATCTTCAGGAAGATGGCCGCTATCAGCTGTCTCACGACATGGTTCAACCAATGTCAAGCCTTGACGTCGAAATGCACAAAGGATCAATCGTGCGGGTTGAAGAGGAGCTTAGCGAAACGATTGGATCTCTTCCGCTGTACCGGTGCACGCATGAGCTTAGTGGTGCTTCAGTAATTGTTTCGCCTTACGACATCGATACACACCTTCAAGAAGAAGTCTCAAGCGCCGCAGTCACAACAGGTGATGTTGCGCTCCCACCGGTACCAAAGAAAACAAAGGGTGGCAATCGATTTTTTGACTTTACAGTACCAAGCAACGTGTTTCGCCGCATGACCCGCGGCCGCAAAAAACACCAGCGCTGGAAATCTTTACTTGACATGAACGACAGCAATCAGAAACAGATCGCGGACTTTGCGCGAAAGTATAAAGATGCTCAAGTCGTTCTTCGTGATGAGACTACAGGTGCCATTCAGAAGATACGCCGCACATCGTCTGACGGCTTTTAGGCGCCTTTACAACTCAAAATAATAACGGTTGCTGTTTACACGGCACCCGAACAATGGTATAATCTCTCATTTAAAGCAAAGGACACACACCTATGATTTTTGACGAACAAATCTCTCGCAAACCAAACCACTATCCATGGACCGAGGAATTCATTTCCTCAATGCACAACGGCTTTTGGACCGACAAGGAATTCAGCTTCCTGGCCGATGTACAAGATTTCAAAGTGAACCTCAACGAGCAAGAACGTGAAATGATCACTCGATCCCTGTCTGCTATCGGGCAAATCGAAGTTGCGGTCAAGACATTCTGGGCCAACCTTGGAAAAAACTTACCCCATCCATCGCTCACAGATCTTGGCTACGTAATGGCCAACACCGAAGTAATCCACAACAACGCATATGAGCGCCTGATCGAAACACTGGGCATGAACGATGTGTTTCAGAAAAACCTGGCCCTGGACTTTGTTCAGAACCGCGTTCGCTACCTGAAGAAGTACAACGAAAAGAACTATGAGGACTCGCGCAAGCAGTATGTGTATGCGATCATTCTCTTCACGCTCTATGTAGAGAATGTCAGTCTGTTCTCCCAGTTTTACACGATTAACTACTTTAATCGTTTTCGCAACCTTCTGAAGGACACTGCTCAGCAAGTTGCCTACACCAGCCGTGAAGAGCTCATTCATGCTCTGGTAGGCATTCGAATTATCAACCAGATTCGTGAAGAGCACCCAGAGCTCTTTGATGTTGAGCTTGTCGAGCGAATTCGATCGGAGTGCGTCGAGGCGTATGAGGCCGAAGCAAAAATCATCGACTGGAGTGTGAATGGCTATGGCCACGAACACCTTAACTCTGACTTGCTCAAAGATTTCCTCAAGCAACGCCTGAACGATTCGCTTGAAGACATCGGCATCGAGAAAGTGTTCTTTGATGTTGACCCTGCTAACATTGAAAAAACACAGTGGTTTGACGAGGATGTGCTGGGAAACAACATGACCGACTTTTTCCACAAGCGCCCGGTTGAGTACTCGAAGAAGGACCGTTCTTTTGACGAAGCCGAACTCTTTTGATAAATCATACCATGAACGATACAAAATACAGTTGGCTTAATGACGACGCGCGCCTCTTTCTGGAGCGCGGGTACCTGAAAGAAGGAGTAACTCCTGAAGAACGCATTTGGCAGATTGCCATGGCTGCCGAAAGGTACCTTGAAGAAAAGGGTTTTGCTGAAAAGTTTGAGGACTACATGTCTCGCGGTTGGTACTCACTGGCGTCGCCAATCTGGGCAAACTTCGCTGAAGACCGCGGTCTACCTATTTCGTGCTTTGGTTCGTACATTGGTGACAGCATGGAAGAGATTCTTACGAAGATCGGCGAAGTCGGTACCATGACCAAGATGGGCGGTGGCACTTCTGGATACTTTGGTGACCTGCGCGCACGAGGCAAAGTGATCAACTCCGGCGGAAGCTCAAACGGGCCAGTTCATTTCATGGAGATGTTTGAGAGCACAACCAACGTTGTCTCACAGGGCAACGTTCGGCGCGGATCCTTTGCGGCTTACCTACCAGTCGAACACCCAGACATCATGGAGTTTCTGCAGATTCGTGATGAAGGAAACGCGATTCAGAACCTGTCAATCGGAGTCAGCGTGAGCAACGACTGGATGCAGAAGATGATCGACGGTGACAAAGAGAAGCGAAAAGTCTGGAGCCGCATCATTCAGAAGCGCTTTGAGTCAGGCTATCCCTACATCTTCTTTGCCGACAACGCAAACGAAAGCGCGCCTGATGTTTATCGTGACAAAGGCAAGAAGATTCATGCAAGCAACCTCTGCTGTCTCACCTTCGATCGAGCCGCTCAACTCCAACTACTTTGTGAAAGACCTTGCCAAAGGCAAATTCACATACCGCAATCCTTATCTGCAGGACATTCTCAAACTGTATGAACGAGACGATGCTGAAACATGGAAGAGCATTCTTCTTCGTGGCGGATCGGTTCAGCACCTTGACTTCCTTACCGAAAAAGAGCGTGACACGTTCAAAACGTTTGGCGAAATCAGCCAAAAGGAAATTGTGATTCAGGCGGCTACACGTCAGAAGCATGTTGACCAGGGACAGTCGCTCAATCTCATGGTGCATCCTCGCGCGTCGCTCAAAGACGTGAATGCTGTCATGATCGAGGCATGGAAACTGAGCATCAAGTCGCTCTACTATCAACGAGGTACTAACCCAGCACAGGAGCTAAGCCGGTCGCTGCTTACCGAGTGCGCAACATGTGAGGCGTAATGGCAAAGGCTGAAAGTTATTGCGAAGTGTGCGAAATGTCTTTTAACATCGTTTTTGAATCACCTGACAACGATGAATCAGACGATGCCTACGAGCTTGAAGACATCGATGTTCTTGGAGTTGAGTTCTGCCCCTTCTGCGGTGAAGAGATTGATCCTTCAAATGTCATTTATGATGAATAAATAATGCGTGTGGCTTTACGAAGGCAAGCAGTATGAACCAAGCTCAGAGGAAATCCTTGAATCAGGATACCAGGGGTTTGTCTACCTTATCACCAATCAAGTCACAGGCCGAAAGTACGTTGGAAAAAAATTCCTTGTCGCACCAAAAATACTTCCAAAAACTCAGACAAGAAAGCGGCGTAAGCGGATTCGAGTGGAGTCAGACTGGAGATCATACTTCGGGTCCAGCGCCGAGCTCCTTGCCGATGTCAAGGAGTATGGCCCCGAAAACTTTACTCGGGAGATTCTTCGTTTCTGTAGCACAAAGGGCGATTGCTCGTATTATGAGCTCAAAGAGCAGATAGAACGAAATGTGCTTGAGACAGACGACTACTACAACAACTACATCGGAGGCAAGATTCACTCAAAACATCTCACAATAAATAGAAAATCATGACCACTCAATTTACACAATCACCATCGCTGAATCTGAGCGACGGAACAACTCAAGTAACTCGCTATTTTCGTGGAACCGGATGCTTTGTGCTCGTGCAGGGAGATTTCAAGACCGGGACCGTTGCTCTGGACATTTCGGTTGACGAAGGAACGACATGGGTGCCTTATCCGTCTAACCTTCTTCCGACTGGGTCTCAGCTGACATGGACAAGCAACGGACTCACCAAGATTGACGCACCATACTGCACACTTCGATTCACGATCACGGGAGCAAATGCAGGATACAACGTCGACATCTACCTTTGGTAAAAGGTATCCTTATGCCTGCGGGGACGCATTATAACATGATTTGATAAACCTTGCCGAGGAAAAAATTTCAGCCTTTGTGAAATTTTTTTCTTTACATGGCGAGGAAATCGTGGTATTATCATGGACCAATGATTATTATCGACTACTCAGGCATTTCGGTCGCGGCGCTGTTTGCGCAGAACATGCTCAAGGCGGACCTTGACGAATCTCTGCTTCGGCACATGGTGCTCAATTCTATACGCATGCACAATTTCAAGTTTCGTGAAAAGTATGGTCCCGATGTGTACCTAGCATGCGACGATAGTTCGTGGCGCAAGTCATTCTTCCCACAGTATAAGGC